AGTGCTGGCTGTCAGGATGCCGCAGTTGTAGTTGTTATTGGGAGATCCGCCAGGGTTGGCCGCGCACGTCGAAGGGCCGCCGCCGGCGCATCCGTTCGGGCTGAAAACCGCCGTGATGCTGGCAAGATTCGTGAAGGCGTGAGGCCATGTCATCGACAGACTGCCGCCGTTCTGGCCGCCAAAGCTCGGCGTTGTTCCCCACTCGTCAAAGCTCCCGTCGGGGTTCTGCCGGTAGCAATTCCCGCCACTGCACGACACTCCAACAGAGGCGCTTCCGCTGGTTCCAACCACCTGCCAGTTCGTTCCATCGAACAGTGCAACCAGCCCGGTCGTTGCCCCGATACCATTGGCCATGATCGGCGCATTGATCAGATTGGTAGGCCAGACGACGGTGTACGTGCTGCCGGTCAGCGGAATCCCCGGTGTGCCCGTGCTCGGAATGCCTATCTGGATAAACGATGAGCTTGAGGTGGTGAAGAAGAAGTTCTCCGCGCCAGTCCCGGTCCCGATATAGAACTTGTAAGCCGTAACTCCAGACCCGACCGGGCAATTCCATGTGATTGTGTTCGTCGCGCCCGATCCGGTCGTCTCGGTTGCTTCCGCACTGGGCAGAGATTCAGTCGTCCCGAATAGATACGCGCATTTGGCAAAGTAAGTCGTCGTGCCGGGCAGAGACCCGCCAGTAGTCAGAGTAGAGAAGGTCGGAGCCGACGGCGGCGCGGTCGTGGTCGACGACCCTTGAGACAGGACGATCGAGATGAGTTGTCCAGGCGTCCCTCCACTGATTGCACTGGAAGTCACATTGCCGGATAACACCATCTTGAAGGAGCTGAAATTCGCCGTGGAATAGATTGGAGCCGCGGTGAACGGAATCAGATCGAGATTCCCGGTGAGTGGCGTCGTTGTCGTGGCGGAAGAATTGGAGATCGTTACCCAGTTCGTTCCGTTATACACCGCCGCTATTCCAGTGCAGGTACTCGGGCCCGTCGATACCGGAGGAGCATTGAGCAGGTTCGTAGGCCAGATAAAGGTGAATGTTCCCGTGGCATTCTGACAGATATCGATGGTCGCAATCTGCCCAACGGTTCCCCCAGTGATCGTGCTGGAGGTCACTACTCCACTGAGCGTGATGGCGAAGTTCGAGTAGCTCGCGGCCGGAAAGATCGGCGTCGCGCTATACGGCACCGTATCGAAGTTCCCCACCAGCAGCTGCTGGCTCGTCGACACCGTCGTCCAGAAGCCCCCGTCATAGAAGGCCGTCACAATCGTGCAGGCGTTCAGGATCGGATTGACGACAGGCGGATTCGTATAGTTCGCCGGCCACGCGAATGTGAAACCGGTAGTGATGCCTCCCACCGTCTGCCCCGTTCCATTCTGGCAAAGGTCAAAGGTAATCAGTTGCCCGTTCGTGCCTCCGGTGATGCTCGACGAGGTCACATTGTTCGTCAGCGTCATCGAGAAATAACCGAATGCCCCCGCCGGAAACACAGGCGTCGAGCTGAATGTCATCGAATCGAAAGCCGTGGCCAGGCTCGTGAACGATCCAGACGCCTGCGTCGTCTGGCCGATCGGCGACGAATCGATGGTGCTGTTTGTGATCGCCACGCCGGTGATCGTGCCGCCGTTGATAGCCGCGCCAGTAATAGTGCCCCCGGTCCACGTGCCCCCGGTCACCGTCGTATTGTTGAAGATATTCCCCGGCACATTGTCGACAGTCCACTGCAGCGCGCCACTCGAGCAATTAGTCCCGCCCGCGCTCCAGATCGCGAACTTGTAAGTCGAGGGGCCCAGCCAGATGTTGGCCGAGCCCGTCGCATCCAGCGGCACAGGGTTCGGATTCAGCGTGTTACCCGTCGAATCGGTCCAGGTTCCCAGCGGCGTCGACGTCCCGCCGGTGTAGGTAAACACGCACCCACCCGCCAGCGCCACGCCGTTCGAGTCCGTAAAAGTCACATGAGGACTCTTGAACGGCGACACCGCCACCTGCGCAGCCAGCGGCACGGCGCCCAATACAAATCCAAGAATCAGGAGGCTAACTCTGCGCGTATTCATACGATGCCACGACTCCTTCAAAGGCCTGCTCTGTGGTGATGCTGTTGCCGTCAATGCTGTAGTTCCACGCGTTTCCCTTGCCGGCCGTAAGCGGCACAGGACCGTTCGGACCAATCCCCAGCAAGGACACGCTTCCCGCCGGCGGATTAGCCAGCGTCCAGGCCGTTCCGGCCCCTTGCGCCTGCTCTCCCGAGACCGAGATCGGGATAGAAGTGATCGCAGAATGCCATTGGGACAGCGCCTGCTGGCCGCCAGCCGTTAGTACGCCCGTTTTCGGATCGGTATAACTCATCGCTGCAAAGACAGGTTTCGCCGTAATCGCCATCAGTTCCTTCCGGAGGGAGCCGGGGGCTTCAGCCCCCGGAATGATCCCGAATCATGCGGGGCCTTCAGGCCCGGGCTCTTGTTTTACGTCATCTTCCCGTACTGCTTAGCCAGCCGTTCCGTCGGCATGTCAAAGCCAGGCGTGGCCCGCAGATCGGCCTCGATAATCTGCCAGGGAATCGGGTCCGTCACGACAAGCTCATACACGCGATCGCGCGCCCGGCCCATCCTCAGCCACCGCGCGCGAACGTCATACTCGCCTGCCTGCCCGACGTCCACCCAGTGCTCATTGCCCCACGTTCGGCCACCGTTATTCGACCAGCGCAACATCGCCTGCGGCCCGCGCGGATTGCCCGCCCCGTCCAGCAGCGGCGGCATCGGCCCATCGCCGACGTCCATCACCACTTCGAGCTCATGAAACGTGATCCACTGACGCTCGCTCGACACATGCGGAGCGCGCCTGGCCCGCCGGAGCGGCGTTCCATTGTCGTCCAGGTATGCAATATCCATCGCGTAGACGTTGCCGCTGTTCCAGTCGCCCACCAGGTGCATGTTGAACGCAAAGCAGTGGCAGGTCGACAGGTGCGCGCTGTACCCGGTGAAGCCCTTCTGCGACCAGTAGCCGCGCTCATGCCACATCTGCGTGGCCGTGTCGTAGACCCACGTCGCGCCGAAGCCGTTGTTCGCGCTCGGAAAGCGCAGCACCCAGAACGTATGCCCCTGGTCCCGGTAGCTATAACCCACCGCGTCGCTGGACTTTTTCGGGTACTTCGCCCAGGCCGTCTCCACCGCATGGTTCGAGATCCGCATCGGCGTGTAGCCGTTCGCCCGCCATGCAATCCCCGCGCCATTCACGTTGCCGCCGATCCAGAACGGCGCATTGTCCAGCACCGCCAGCGAGTCGGGCGCATCGATGCCCTCTTCCATGTAGCCAACGCCGCCCGCGCCGATCACATCAAAGGGCGTAAAGGCATTCGCGCCGCTGTTGTAATACACCTGCGCATGACCATCGACACCGTAGATCCAGAGTTGCCGGTACGCTACCTCCATGCCGCCGATGTTCTCCGCGAAAACCTCCACCTGCTGCACCGAAAGCGGATTCCAGACCGTTCCATCTTCGAGCGCGGAAACCTGAAACTTGTTCGTGTTGGCCAGGGTCACCACAAAGTAGCCGTCGCAGAATCTAACCTTCGACGCAAAGCCCTGCAGGCCGCCCATTGTGCCGCTCAACGTGTTCGGCGCAAGCTGGATGCTTCCGCACGGCTTCAGGGCGCTCAGGTTGTAGATGTAGATCTCCCCCGCGGAGCAGATGCAGAGCTGGTTGCCCGCGCTCCCATTCACCGCCATCGAAACCAGCTTGAAATCGTTGCCCACCGGCCCGATCAGCGTCACCCCGCCAGCGGCCGTAACCTGGTAGAGACTACCGCCGCCTACCCAGAACGAACTTCCCCCAGCCGGACCGGCTGTAACAGCGAGGCAGCCCCGCACCGGGCCGGTAGGCAGCGCCACCAGGAGCTTCAGCCCCGGCGTGCGATACATCGTCATCTGCGACTGCCCCTGCCCGCTCTCGACCATCTCCGGATACCAGTTCATGGTCCGCTGGCTATCCGCAATCACCGATTGCGAAGTGTACGTCGGCCCCACAAATCCAAAGCGCGCCATCTACTCCCGCATCCCCGTCAGAAAGTTGAAGTCCGGCCGCCCCGTTCCGGCGGTACCCGGCATCCCGCTCGCAGTGTCGATGCGCGGCGCCGGATCGTTATTCTCGAAGACCGTCTTGATCGCCGCCGCCTGCATGGCGACCAGCACCGGCGAGGGCTGTTTCTCAAAGCCAGGGCACAGCGCCAGCGCGAGCGTAGTCACCAGCGCTTCCCAGTAGCCCTGCACCAGGCCAAGACCCGTCTGTAAATTCAGCGCCTGCGCCAGCGAGCTCGACTGCCCCAGCCGCACGACGCCGTTGGTATTGCAGATGGGATAGAAGTTCAGACTGCCGTTTGGCGAAGTGGGCTCGTAATAGCAATCGGTGATGATGCTCGACGTCAGCGACTTCAGCGGGTTCGCAGCCCACCAGTCCTTGTCCCGCATGTGAATCGGCAGATCGACGGGATTCGTCGAGCCAGGATTCAGCACAAAGCTGGCCGACATAATCCTTACCGGCCGGTAGTTGGCCGCAGACCCGGTGTTGAAGTTGCCCGTCGGCCCGATCGTGTGCGGCCCGAGATTCGCCGTCAGGTTGTAGGTGTCGAACTCCACCGCGTAGATCATCGCCCGCTTCGCGTTCCACTGGTCGATGATCCTCTGCAGCTTTTCAAGCGCCCACAACGCCTCGGCCGCCGCCACCGGCTCGCCTGGCGAGAACGCGCCAATCTCGTAGGCCGCCGACTGAATCAAATCGGCGGCCCGCGCGGTCACACTCGACCCACTGAAAGTAACGGCCACTTACTCGCCGCTGCTTTCTTTCGCCACGAAGTCGCCGAGCTCTTTGAGGAACCCGGTAAGCTCCGTCGACGTCAGCCCTGCCATAAACCGCGTCGCACCCTCTGGCTTGTCGCACGTGTAACCACGCGAAAGCAAGAACTTCTGCGCAGACACAAGATCGACTTCCGGCTTAGGTTCCGGCTTGGACTCTTCCGAGGCCTGCTTTTTCCTGCCGCTCTTTCTCGCGATGTCTTCCGCAATCACTTCAGCGTAAAGATCATCCATCGGGTCCGGAGGCGCGAGCTGAATAAAAGGCTCGTTCTTCCATCCCTGCGTCAGCTTCTGCTCGTGCTCAACTTTGCTGTGGCAGACATGCACGCGATGCTCCGCAGCCTTCACCTCGCGATGCACAACCTCGTGGTTCACGTTGCGGTGCTCTTCCACATAGAAGGGCGCGTTGGGGTGCTTGTACACAGCCCGCGGATACTCCTGATGCGGAATCTGCTTCACCGGCAGACCTTGCGCCGTCCCCTGAGGCTTGCTCAGGTCCAGCGCTTCCTGCTTCATAAATCTCTCTTCGTCAATCGCCGTAGGCATTGCTCATGCTCCTCGAGGAAATCGGAGGCGGCCCGAAAGCCGCCCCACTGTTGGGTTATGCCGGGTTGAATAGTTAGGGGATGTTGAGGCGCGACGACAGCAGGAAGTACGTTCCCGATGCCGGCGTGCAGGCCGCGGCCGTAAGCGTCGTAAAGTACAACGACACAGTGTTGGCTGCAGTCACACGCGCCGCTACCAGCGGGCAAAGCGACGTCGGTGCAGGCTGGCTGACTACCGTCACCGGCTCTCCACTTGCGAGGCCGGCAACAGTAAACGTCTGCGCCGCAGTCCCAATCGCCGCAGCCGTTGCCGCCGGGGTAATCGCTCCCGTGCTGAACACGTTCTGCCAGTTACCCGTTCCCGTATCGCAGAAGAACTGTTGCCCCGTAAGCACATTGATATACGGGTTCACTGTGTTGACCGCAGTGCAGGATCCGGTAGGCGCAAGGGTATAGAGCTGATTCGGTTTTGCCACCCACACGACTGCGTTGGCGGCATGAGTGCTGGCGCTGGTCGAGCTGGCGCCGCGCACCACGTTGACCACGGTGCCATTCACCGAGGTGACGAGCATCGCTTCCGCGTCGACGAACAGTTCCGTCTGCGTCGGAGAGGCGAACACGTTCCCCGACACTCCGGAAGGGTTGCTGATCCCCGTCGCCGAGGCCACGATAATGTTGGTCGCCGACGCCGAGGTAACGGCGCTCGCGAGCGTGGTTTGCGTCAGGTTGGTCTGCGCATGCAGTGCCGAAGCAAAGGCGCAGATCAGGACAAACAGCGAGAGATTCTTCAATAGCTTCATGATTCCTT